TCCTGATAGTCGTTCCGCAGATTTGATGGCTTCAATGATATCGCGCCCGACTTGGGCAGGGTTAGAAACGAGGCCAGCGTTGACAGTGATTTGGTAGTTCTTTGCTTGGTCAAGAGCTGTTTGTCCTGCAGCAACGTTGCCACCAAAGAAAGCGTTACCTGCAGCCAAGCCAAGACCTGCAGCTGACGATGCAAGGCCAGCAAGGGATTCGTTAAAACTTGCCAGGGTCATTCCATTTGCGCTGGTAATGAGGTCTTGGGTAACTGCTAAACCTGCTACAGGACCAAGGTTTATGAGCTGAGAAAGTCCTGCTTTAGTTAAACCGTAGCCAGTGAGGTATTCGAGGTTTGAAGCAAACTTTTTGGCATCTGCAATTTGCTTTTGAAACGCTTGTGCGTAGCCCGATTCGGACTGAACTTTTTGAGCTGTATTGACGTTTGTTTCCGAAACTGCCAGAGCGTCGTTTGCCCCAGCCAATTTGAGTTTTGCGTCTTTCAAATCGTTGGTTGCTTCAACAATTGCTTCAACGTCATCGCCCTTTTGCGTTTTGATTAGCTTTGCCATTGCATCATCAACATCTTTGGTGGCTTTTGCTACATCGCCGTAAGCGTCTTTGCGGTCTTTTAGTGCATCAGCTACGCTTTTAGCTGCATCATCTTGAGTTTTTATTGCATCGGTCAGTGAAACCATGCCAGTAATGGAGTCAGCAGTGGTATCTGCAAAATCTTGAAGTTGGTCTTTGGCATCTTGAAGGCTTGAAGCAACAGTGTCAACAGCTGTAACTACTCGTTCGCGCAAAGTGTCTGAGTAGTCTTTTGCTGCTTTTTTTGCTTTTTTCTTTGACTCTGCAAGTTCGTCATTTTTTTTCTTTAGCGCATTGGTTTCGGTGATTGTTAATTTAAGTGAATCTGCGTACTTTTCAGAAAGCAGTTTGTCCATGTCGCGGAACTGTGCAGCTGTATAAGTAACAGCAACTGTTGCTTTATCTGAATCGCCAGCAATCAAATTCAGCAAACCTGCCGTCGCTTCAAGTCCTTTGATTAACTGCCCTGCTGGACTGACGTGCTTAAATAGAAAACCAAACGCATCGACAAGTTTGTTTGTTTCTTTAGAAGAATCTTCGGTTGCGACAGTCAGGACTTTGCCAAAAATTGTTGCCAAATCTTCTGCTACTGGTAAAAGTTTTCCGCCCATTTCGGCAGATAAATCTTCTAGTTGTGCATTAAGTGTTTTAGTTTGATTAGCCAAACCATCTGAGGTTTTTAAGTAGTCACCTTGGGCGTCGTTGGTTTTTTCCCAAATCAGTTTTTGGACACCAAGAATCTTTTGCTGTGCTGTTAAAGCTCCAGAACCGTCATAGAGGTTATCTTTCAAAAGCGTTGCTTTAATGGCTGCATCGTCAATGACGACGTTGTATTTTCTTATTGGTTCCATTTCTCCGCGGAACGCAGCACCGATAGCGAAAACAGCATCTTCGGGTTTGGTGTTAAAGAAAGAACCCATGTCCGTTGCAAGATTGGTGAACTTTTTTGAAAAGTCAACAACGTCTGTGCCTGACATTCCTGCAATCTTGCCAAACATGGCAAAACTAGTGGCAGCATCAATAGCGTCTTTTTTGGATTGGCCCATGTTTTTCGCTGCACTATCAGCCCATGTTTCAATGTCGGTAGCTGAGTTGCCAAAGATGACTTTGTTTTTACTAATGGTTTCTTGAAGGTCAGAAGCATCAGTTACTGCTGTTTGAATCAGCTTTGAGACTGCACCAGTGGCAACGCCCATAGTGGCATAAGAGCCAACTAAAGATTTGAGGGAACCTTGTGCGCCTTTGACGCCTGCGTTGTTGTAGGTCGTGACAATTGGGAGTGTTACTGCAGCCATTTGATTACTTCATTTCTCTGTTTACGCGCAAGATTACATCCTGGACAATGCCGTGAACGGTTGCTGTCAAATGAGGAAGGTGTTCTTCGCCTCCAGGCCACATATACCGAGATGGCCCTTTGCGTCCTTTGCGTTCACCAGCTCTATGAGGGACATCCTCTTGTTGCAAGTTTTCTACAAAACGATTGCCTGGCTTGCCAAGATTGCGTGAACCTGCAACGTCGTAGATAGCACCAGCAGGGTTGGCTTGAATAATGCTGAACATTGAATAAGCCTTGTTGCCCATTTGCGCTTTGCGCTTTGGTCCACCAAGTTTGAAACGGATGCCTCGAAGAATGAGTTGTTTGTTCCATTCAGTGGCTCCGCCTCTGCCAGCAACTAGTTCGCCACGTCCAATGCCTGACTTGCCACCAGACGAGTTGAATGGGGTCAGGTCAGAGTCAATGAACTTCAAATAATCTTTAATGGATTTGATAGTTGGCGCTGCTTCCTTGCGGATTTGGCGGTTCATTTCCTTCACATAATCAGGTTCAAGTTTTTTCAATCGCCTGATTGTCTGGTCAAGTCCTTGAACTTTCATATCTGATGGAATGTTTGCCATTACTTTTTTTGCCTGTCTTGAAGGGCTTGGCTAAGGGTGCTGATGAGAGTTATCGGCATCTCTTTGAGGTCTTGCCAAGGAATACCCGAAAGGATTAATCCTGCGATGACTCCGTGGATGCCGTCTCGCCAAAAGGGATGCGCTCCACGCGGTACGACACGCCTTTGACTTCTGATTTGAACTTTTCAATGTTGGTGACGTGGCCTATCTGTTTCATGGACAAGTAACTCAGTGTTACTAGGTATTCCATAGATAGGTTTTCGTCAACAGCTTTAATGATTGAAACGGTGTGGAGCTTCTCAAATTCTAAGAGGCTTGCTACCGATAGGGCGATTTCATGTTCGCTCCCATCGACCAGCACAGTGGCGATGTGGAGTTCAAACATTAGACGATTGGTGCTGTGTAAAGGCCACCAGCAAAGCTGATGCTCCCAACAGTGGCTAGGTCGCCCACAGCGCCTGTCACGGGTCGGTATTCATTCATTAGGCAATTGGTAATCGTGAAGTTCGGATTCGTCGCGCCTACTGCTGCTGATGTTGGTTTAACAACAACAGTGGTTTGAACGCCAACAAGTGCAGTCAAAGTTGCGTGAACTTTTGACGTTGCGAAGTCTTGGTTGAACGAGATTGTCACCATGTTGTTTTGGATGCCACCAATAAACTGGTGTCCGTTGACTGATGTGCTTGACATTACAGTTGCTTCAACGCTGTCAACAGCCTGAACCAATTCCACATTCGTGACATACGAAGTCAAATCGATTGAGTTTACGGTAACGGATGTGTCTTTAAGTACGAAAATAGCCATGACTATTCGGCCTCTGCTTTCTTGGTTGTTTTGGTTGTTGGTTCGATATGGCCTGCATTAATGAGAGCCTCAATCGATGAGCCTTGCAGCTCATCATCGGTGATTGTGTCGCCAAGCGATTTGCCTGCAACAAGTTCTGATGTCACTTTGTAAGTAGCCATTGATTCCTTATGGGTATGCCACCCACGGCACCGTGATGGTGTACGCGGGCAGTTCTTGATTGCCTACAGAATAAACCGTAGGTGTTGCGTCTGTTGCTGAGGTTGCATCAATAACGATGTCCATAGTGTCCAGAAGCGCGATGAGTGCGTCAAGGTTGCCAGGTGGTGGCATTAAAACGTTGACAGGGAAAGAAAGCGACAATTGGTTTGTGGTTGAACGAGTCACTTGTGGTGGGTCAATGATTACCGAAAGTGGGCGTGCATTGCGAGAGTCTGAGACAACAACAATGCCAGCATTTTCGAGCGTTGAAACCAGCCGAAGGCGGGCATCGTTTGTGCGTCCCATTATGCGACCTGGGCTCGGTTACAACCCCAAAGCCTAAGAATGTCACCCATAGCAACAGGGTTGTTGCCTGACGCAAGATTTTCATAAGACTGGAATGAATCTCCGCCTGCTGAACCGCGTGAACGATAAAGCTGTGCAGCCATCATCGTTGTACCCAATTTCACGTCAGCACTTGGTGCCGTAGCAAGCACATCAGAAAAATATCCTGCAGCGCGCCTTCTACGGAACGCAAGCGCGTTCGCTGCATCTGTGCATACAGTAACGAACGCTGTGTCATTGGCTGTGGCTG